TTCTTGTACTAGACTGTCTTCTTTGTTGTTCTCTTTTACAGAATAGGCGGTTATCTCTTCTTTAATCCTATAAATCTCTTCATTGATAAAAGTTTTAAGTTCAAGGCCGTTATCTTTTACTGAGCCAACATAATGGTGCAAAAGCATTTGTTGCTCTTCTAGCAAATGTTTATAAGTTGATTTAAATTTGCTAGTAAATATTTTAAGTACGGGGGTTGTTATTGGAGCCTCCTCTTGGTCTTTATTTTCGGACCCTCTGGTCATCAAATTAACAACTTTGGCCTCTAGGAGAACTCGCGATTTAATTGGAAGTGTCTTATTAAAAATTTGATAAATGCTGGCCAGCGACTTATAATTCGGGACATAATTGTCAAAAACGTTTTTGCTCAACATTTTATTTATTTTATTTATTAACTTTGTTTGCTCATTAAAAATCTGTTTAGGGTCGAGTCTTTCATATTCATGCTTTGCTTCGGATAAAACCCTTTCAGCCAATTTCTTTGGAAGGCCTTTGGCATCACGGACTTCTTTGTATAAATCAAGCTCTTTCTTAAGGGCCGTTGCTTTACGAAAGAACTCCTTGATTATAGAAGCGGCGGTATCTTTTTTGTTTTCATCCTTTTTAATTACAGCTTTAGTCATTTCTTGAACTAAAGTTTCAAAAAGAAAAGCGGTATTTCTTTTCTTATTATGAATCATTTTCATTGTTTTTCTCCAAAGTATCTATTAATTCATCCACTTCCGAACTTTTAGTAAATAGTTCGTGCTCAGCCAGACTGGCAATATGATCTAATCTAGACTCAGAAACAATTCCTCTGCCCAAGCGATTTAGTTCTTGATAGCCTTTGTGTGTCTTTCTTCGGCCGCCTTGCTCGTGACCCCCCATTGATTTCATATTCTTTCTACGACCCGCCATGTGCCTTCTTTTATCTAGTCCTGCGGGTGTAGGCTTGTGCCACTTTCCCTTAGATTTTGATGTAGTTGTTTCCATTCCGTCAATAACGCTTTTTCTCACCATAACCCACTCTTGATCGTCATCTCTTTTACCCGGGGCGCCTGTTGGGGCGGCTAAAAGAGCGCTCTCGCCGGGGCCCGGTAAAGGCCCGGGCGGGCCAGCTTCGGCGCCGGGTGGGGCTGCCGCTCCTGCTTCGGGGGGTGTTCCGAGGTCGCCGGGAGCGGGCGGGGGGCCCTCTCCACCGGGGGCACCAAGTTCTCCACCTAGGCCACCGAGGTCGCCGCCTAGGCCGCCAAGCTCACCGCCCATGCCGCCTGCCATTGGTTCAGCGGGACCACCCATACCAAAACCACCCCCCATCATACCGCCTTCTGCGCCGGCGACGGCAGCTTCAGCGACCTTGGCATATGCAGCTTCAAGCTTCTTGTCATAAAACTTTTCTCTCTGATTGCGCAGCATCTCTTCTTCTGAAATACCAAAAATATTTTTTGCAACCCAACGATTACTAAAGATGCTTGTCGTTGCGGCGGTGGCCAATTCAAATTTAACTCTTAAATTTTCAAGCTCTTGAAGTTGGGCGATTTGAGAGGGATTGTGTAAGGATAAATCAAAAGACAATAAATCCTCTCCTCTAAAACCAAGTGTATACAAGTGGATAATAGCTATCTTTTCTAATTCAGAAATAACAGAACGCTGCAGTCGCGTGATGGTTCTCGCGAATCTAATGTCTTTTTGAGCCAATGTCGTTTTATCTTCTGGCATTGCATCAACGCCGCGTGAAATATAAGCAGCGGGAATTTTAATAGCTGCAAACAACTTATCTCTTAAATATTTAACGTCCTCAATATCATTAAGCCGAACTTGGCCGCCGACAGTTTCAATGCGAGTGCCGGCCGAGCCGCCTCGCACAGGAATATAATAGTCCTCTTCAATGGAGGCGGGGTTGTAGCGCAAATCAACCCTTCCAGTGTCTGGATCAACGACCTGATGGCGCTTCATCTGTGTCATGACTTTTTGCATAAATTGCTCAACATCTTCTGGGGGGATGCCACCAACATCAATGTAAAATGCACGTCGGTCGGGCGCTCTTACAATTCTATACGCCATCATAGCGTCTTCCATTAGAATAAGTTGGCGCCATATACGTCGGCCGGCATCCAAAACACTTGTGCCATAGGGTGCAAATTTATCATTTCCTAAAATTCGAAAATGCGCTATTTGCCAATTTTCAAAAGTCATCCCTCCAGAATTCCACTGATATTGAATATAATCGGGGTTCGTTTTATCTTCGCCTTCCAGTCTTTCTATTTCTGCGTTAGGCAGACCGATAATGGTAGTAACGCCCATTTTATCGTCAATATCCAAATAAAGGAAAAAATCTCCATATTTGCACATCGTGCGCGCCCAACCAAAAAGATTAAATTCAATATTTAAAACTTGATAAAAGAGTGTGTGCAAAATGTCTTTTATCTCTTCATTGTGGCATTTAATTTTTAAAAGTTCTTCATACCCATTAAATGTAGTTATTTCATCAGCAAAAATATCTAAAGAGGATGCCAGTTCTGGTGTATATTCCATCTGATCAAAATCGCCATATCGCTCCCCGCGGGCCTGATTAACCATCCGATTGGACATTAAGTTTTCATAGGGGTTATAAGTTTTCTTTTTAAACTGCTGGCCGCTGGCGCTTTGGAATTTAGAAGCGTACTTATCCAAACGTCGGCGGCGATCTCGGCGCACGTTTTGAGTTCTATAATCGATAATCGGCCCTGAAAAAAGCCTAGTAAGCTTTTTGAACAGTGTTGAATCTTTGTTTGCAGGGTTTCGTCTGTTGTCTGCCATTTAAACTATCCTATGAAAAAAGGTAAATTGATTTTCTTTTCTTCTTTTCGTGTATTAATCACTCGCTGGCCGCGGCCGGACATGCCGTGTATAGAAGTATCTAATACGGACCGAGTAGTTTTTAAAGAGCCCAACAGCGCCTTTTTGTATTGAATCTCTTTTTTGTTTATCACAAGGGCTGTATCTCTTACCCAACATGCAATAGCCATTGCCATAACCAAATCGTCATGATAACTTCGCATCGCCTCCGCTTTTCCGTTATGCCAGACAAATGTTTTAAATTCATTATATATCCTTAAAGAATTAATATTAATAGCTTTGTTCCGTATGAACTCTTCAAGCTTTGCTATAATCAAAGGTCTGGTCTTGGTCGTGGTCGAAAAACCGGGAACAATGCCGGGCATTTCATCGTAAGCGTTCTCAACGTATTCATGGCTAGCTTTTTTACTATAATATAAATTGGGATGTCCCAAGTCTTTTAGTTTTTCTAAAACAGAAATACCAATTGAGTTATTTTCCACCACTGTAAGACACGCGCCGTATTCTTTGCTGGTGTCATAAATAAAGCGGGCAAAAAGATCTAATGGCAGCTTTCCTTGGTACTCAGCAACCTGTTCCATATTGTTTATATTTATAACCTGTACCGCGGAAAAGTCTTCACCATCGCCTCTTGCAACATCAGCGATTAAAATATATTTTTGTGTTTCATCGTATGTTTCCCAAATCCAAAGATTCCTGTCAAAACCAGTTTTATATTTGGGGTCTTTTATGTTTTCACCAATTAATTGTAAATCCTCACCGGACAATAGTGTTGTGCCCGAAGTGTTGAAATTGCACATTAGCTCTTGTGCGATTTCTCTCTGGGACATATTTTTTGTTTCTTTTTCAAGCCACTCTTGATTTCTCTCCGGGTGCACATCCCACAGGAGTTTAATGTGATTAAAATCGTTGGCGCCCTCTTCGGCTTCAGTGTATATCTTATGAAATAAATTTCCCACCCCATTTGGAGTAGAGAGAATAATGCAGTTGCCGCCGGTGGACAACGTGGGATACAAACCAGCCCATAAGACATCCATGTTCTCAATAATGGCTGCTTCGTCAAGGACCAACAAAGAAAGAGCCTCTGAGCGGCCGGCGTCACCAGACGTTGAAATGGCCTTTACTTGAGAGCCATTATCTAGCTCAAAGCTATTTCGATTGTCAATAATTATTTTAGAAATCATCATCCACTTCGGAACGGACTTCATGGCCAGCTTTACTTTTTTAACTAAGTTGCCGGCTGTGTCTAGCTTGGTGGCCATTATAACTACATTTTTATTTCTGTGGAATAACAGAAGCCATGTAATATAAGCAGCAGTGGTAGTAGACAAACCTAGCTGGCGCGCTTTTAATATAATATTAAAGCGGCAATCTTCGAAATCTTTGACTATTTCTTCTTGAAAATCATATAGCTTAAAAGGAATAAGCCCTTTTATAGGATGGGCGATCTTAACATAGTTGTTGATAAAATATGTTGGATCTCGGCCACATTTGAGTAGCTCTTTTCTTATTGCGTCTTTTGTCAATTTGTATGCCATTACTTAACATTTCTAAAACTATTTTCTTTATTTTTTCTATTATGAGAAGAGCCATCCCTTATCATATTTTTAATCGACTCACCAAGTGTAAGAGGTGCTATCTCTTTATTGGGTTCGATGGTCCTGATTTGTGGAGTGCTTATATTACCTATAAGGTAACACTTGATGGAAGTACAAAAGTTTCTGTAATTTGAGATGCGCTGGATACGTGTATTGCTAGGGCCCTGATCCTTAAGCCGCAAACGGCCCATCTTCATTTTACCGTATTCTTTCTTAATAAAACTTGACACGCTTTTAAACTTTCTTTCTATGTCGTCTTCGAAATCCTTTCCGCCGCGTTGGTGGATATCTTTCAAATTTACGGCACCTTGATAAGTAATATACAAATAAGGGCCCCCAAAACGAACTTTAAAGCCGTCCATCACGCGAGAATCCTTAATAGGGTCACCCAAATCTCTGTCCAAACCAAAATCAATTGGTTTTCCGTCATCACCCAATGCTCCATCATGTCCATACTTTGAACAAATAGAAGAAATTGTTCTTAATACATCTAATACGCTAACTGCCATTTTCGGGCCTCCATCCAGTTTGCCAACGCTCTTCGCGTCCTTCGACAAAAGTTATATAACATTTTGAGCAAACCTCATACTTGTTAAAAAACATTTTGTCTCTAAGTGAAATAATTTGTTTACTGCACACCGTGCAATTAACTATCCCATCTTTATTAATTAGTTTTTCGCTAATTAAAAACCCTTCCTTTTCCAAATATTCGGAGGCGCTCTCAGAATTGACAGCTTGCTTGAGTTGTTTAAGGTACTCTTTCTCTTTTTCTTTGTCCCAGCTAGAGGCTGGATTCTGGATGGCTTCGTTACCATACTTGTCAGCTATTGCCTTTTCAAGTCGAGCAATATAGTCCCAATCTTTTTTCTTTGTCATTTTGCTGTTTGGACCGCTGCGTAAAAAATACCCATCGACAACGCAACACCGCCGACAAAACCACCAGCAAACCACCAATTGTTATAGTCGCTAGGTTTATCCAGCGTTATTTTTTGAAGATGGTCGATCTGGCCATTTTTGATTTTTAAAATAGCGTCGTATTTCTTTTCTGTGGCGTCTAACGAAGCCTTGACGATCGAAGTGAGCATGTCACACTTGGCTTTTTCTTTGGCTACGTTGTTTTTAAGCTGTAG